GAAAAAACCATTGGACTATGTCTGGATCAGGTTATTCGCGAATTTCTTCCTTGGAAAGCCATTACTAAGAAGTATTTTGCAAATGAAAAGTCTGCTTCTGTTGTTGTACCAGCAGTCGAAGATGCAGTAGATTCTTCAGATGAAGACGAATCGAAGAATGTAACATTTGAAAGTGATGATTCTGATGATGAGCACCCAAAGCTCAAGATTTCGGACGAGGACGCAGTGCTTGATATCCCAGAACTTAAAGAGGAAGTCGTTGATCCTATGGCAGAACTTGAAAGCAAGGTATCAGAAACTCTCGTTCTAAATCTGTAGAGAATTACGGAAATAGACAACAAATGATGATTGTAATAGCCTCAGTTGCAGTAGCTCTAGTTGCTTTTATTTTGTATGCTCTTGATAGAAAGTCAAAAGGTGAGCCAATAGCTTGGGATACCGCCGGAAAGCTTTCTCTCTTCGGGGGTCTCATAACGTCTGGCGTAGTATTTGCAACTACAAGTGAAGGTGTGCTGGAAGCAGTAAAGACGGTTTCTGAAAATGTTCCAGCTGTATCGACTGTTCAAGATATGTTTGTAGGACAGCCTACTTTCTAAGCATCAATCAGTAGAACTGTACTTCCTTCACTGACACTTTCAACACCATAAACACTCTTTAAACTAGCAATTTCCTTTCTTGGAACCGCATTATCCTTACAGAAGCGAGCTATCGCCTTGTAAAGATGAAATCCATGAAAGCGATCATGCTTTGGATTCTTCTTACCAAAAAGTACAGAGGTACCATCATCTAATGTAAGCCATTTTACAAATAATTTATACAGTAAATTGTCTGGCTCTGGCTCAGGAAATACATCCCAGAATAGCGACGTTGCTAATCTAACTAAATCAAAAGAAGGATTTGGTTTCATTTCGGGCTGTTTCGTAATATAGTAATCACCATAGTTATACTGTCCACCAGCTTCTTCCTCTGCATAAAAACGGTCACTCATGAATAACTTAGGTTCTTTCATTCCCGTAATCTTGATAGACGCAATTCCACGTTCGAAATCAATGATCTTAATAGTGTAACCAAATGTAGGAACACGATACATTACTCCGCCACAATTGTAGTAATAAAACTCAGTTTCTGTAGGCGTATACATAACGTTATTTGCGTGGAGATCATTATGCGTTAAACCAATTGTGCGCTGAGCATATGCTAATGCAAATATAACTTGTGATACCCAAGCAAGATGTTTCTCTGCTTCGGGATTCAACATCATTAGCTGATATAACGTTCCTTCACATTTCTCCAAAACTGTTACATGAACAGGAACGGACTTGAACGTTGCCCATGCGAATGGTTCACATGAATCATCTTCATCTTCTTCTTCATCTTCTTCGTCGGTACAATCACATGATTTTACTGCGAATACATACGATGTGGATACAGATGAGGAATCTGACTCGTCATCTGCGAGTTCATTATCGTCCTGGAATACTCTATTTATTCCAGCCATTTCAACTTCGTCTACATGTGGAGTTTCTAGTTCCTGTACACCATCAAGATCTATTTTTTCACCAAGTTGAATAGCTAGCCTAGCAGTGCGTGTGTGTTTAAATTCACTCGAGTCTTGAAGCTCATCTGAAAGTTTCATGTCAAATAGCTTACCAATGTTTTGAGAAAACCATGGTCTCTCAGATAGTTCGCCATAATCATCTGATATATCAATCGTATGTTGAGATGTTGTTCCAGTGAAGACACCATACACTTTTGGGAAATGAATACAACCTGACTGAGATAGTACACTGGATATTATTGAACCAACATAAGCAGCGTTATTGGTATTTTGTATTTTGTGCATAGCTTGAGTAGCTTGTTCAATTGAGGTTGGTAATCCTAATGTTGTACCATATTCTCCTCTCATCCACTTGTATGGTGATAATAGCATTGTTGTTTTGAGATGAACATCTACATTGTTACCGTTTATAGTTCTTATTTTAGATTTGTCAGAAACTACAAACACTTCATCGTTAAATCGAATACCGTACTCATTGACACATTCGAGCTCTGAGGACTTAAATAGCTTCTCAATTGGAGGAAAGTATGGTTGAATATTACTAATATTCCAGTGTGAAGAAGCTGAGTTTACTAAAAGTGAAAGGTCATATTTGTGAATAGAGAGTGCGAGTTGCGAACTTCTTAACTCACTGTTTGGACTCTGCTTAGTTCGCTTTACCATATTATAGAGTTGTGTTAAAGCATAATCAAAATCTTCACGCAATAGTATTAATATGAACTTTAATATCAAAAAATTTAGCATGGATATGATCCGTGATAGGTGCGCGTTAGATTCAAAAAAAGCTCCAATGATCGTACTAATTGGGAAGCGTGATACTGGAAAGTCTTTCTTGGTGAGAGATGTACTCGCAAATACCAGAGACTGTTTTCCTATCGGCACTGTTATTTCTGGATCAGAGGTAGCAAGTCCCTTCTTTCAAGATTTGGTACCAGCTAAACTAATTCACGACAAATACAGACCTGAGATTGTTATGGGGTCAATTAAACGGCAGATGGCGGTCAAACAAGCAAGAAATCGTGAAAATAGAGGTGGTGGAAGCTCAAATGTGGATCCTAGAGCCTTTCTAATTCTAGATGACTGTCTCTATGACAAGACCTGGATGAATGAAGAGTCTACTAGATATGTTTTTATGAACGGGCGTCACATTGATTTAGCTACAATGATTACTATGCAATACCCGTTGGGTGTGCCACCCAACTTAAGAACAAATATTGACTTTGTATTTATTCTGCGTGAGAACGTCATCGGCAATCGCAAGCGTATTTACGATAACTATGCCGGTATGTTTCCTACATTTCAGATGTTCTGTCAATTCATGGATCAATGTACAGAAAACTTTGAGTGCTTAGTCGTATGTAATGGTATTCAGTCTAACAAGTTAGAAGATCAGGTATTTTGGTACAAAGCTTCTGAACATCCTCCATTTAAAATGTGCGATGATTCTCTATGGGCTGATAATAGACCGTTTGCGAGCGCAATGTTAGCAGCAGATGAATATTCTCCTGATAAGATGAAGCGTAAAGCAAGTGATCCATGGGTTAAAGTAAGGAAAGAAGATGATACTAAACGGCGTTAATGTTTACGAGTTTTGCGAGCTTTCTTAGCCTTAGACTTATTCCCTTTGCGAGTCTTACGTTTACGACCACCCATACGTCCTAACTGAGCAGCAAGTTGATCCATCATAGGATCAGCTGCTTCTGGGTTCTCTGTATCAATCTGGTCTAGCGCAGCTAACATACCCGAAATATCAAACCGACCTCTATTTGCTTCAAGTCTTTGTCTCATCGCAGCTTTTCTAGCAGCTGATTTAGCCTTTTTAGATGCCATATCAGCTGCATATTCGGCTCCTTTAGCTGTCAGGCGCCGCGTACGACCATCTGTATCAACATCCATTTACCTTAAACAAAGAATTTACGCATCACGGATAGCTCCCTCCGATGGATGAAGCGCGGTGTTAAACTGCTCCGTTAGATCTGCGATATCGACAACGCCAGAATCCTTCTTTGAATCTTCGAGTGCCTTGGCTCTGCGCTCGGCATTCTCTTTCTTCTGATTCTCGATCTTCATCTGCTTCTCCTCTTCGAAGAAGATATCGCGGTTCACCTCATTCTCCTTGTACTTGCGCATGAGCTCATTGAGCTCCTTCTCAGCGTATTCAACCTCAGGCATCATGTGCTCAGAAGGGTCCCATGGTAACCAGCAACCAACCTTACCGATATAAAGATTGTCACGAGGATACTTGCGTTGAAGTACCTTCGCGTACTGCTGGCACTCTTCTAGATTTGCGAATACACGACGAAGCTTCACACCACGAACATTCGTACGGAACTTTACTTTCTCAGAAAACTGATTCTCAAGATCCTTCTCGTTCTTTAGAAGGAAAACCTGATACTGCTCGTGAATATCAGTCTTCTTGATCTCAGCGTTATGTACCTTCGTAAACTCCTGCAGATCGCCCATCAGATCGTCGATCTTCAGCGAATACTTCTTTGATAGAAAAACCACGAAGTGCTCCATTCCCTTCACCTTCCAATCATACTCAAGCCACTGAACAAACTGCTCATTCATAAACTCAGCCTTCTGCTTGATCGTCTTTTCAGGCGAGAGAAAGGAGATAATTGAATAACGCTGAGTCGGGATCTCAGGATCCTCCTCAAGATAATCAATTACAGAACCATCATCTTCAGTTACAGGAAGTACTTCGCGGGACATTTGTTTATTAATGACCTCGTCTGTTAAAGTCGGTTGTTTAACGAATTTAGACTTTTGTATTCGGCTTACATTCGCCAATACCTTTTGTCTGTTGCAACATGATAGGAGCAGGACA